CTCGAAGGCCTGATCCTGACCGAGTCCCCCGAGTTGCTGTCTGCGGCGCTGGACCTGTTGAGCGCATCGGTGACGTTGGAACAGTTCACGATGATCGTCTCCGAAACCGGCTACATCCGGCACGTTCTGGCCCAGCGACAGGGTGAAGTCATCGTCACCCGGTTGAACAACCGGCAGGCACGGTTCAGCATCCAGGTTGTCGCGAAGGACCCACGGAAGTTCGGTGACCTGATCAGTGTTTCCACTCGTCTGCCGTCAAGTTCCGGTGGCCGCACCTACCCTGACACATACCCTCTCACCTACTCGGGTGTCACGGAAACGGGTGTCGTTCGGCTGACTAACACCGGCAACGAACAAGCGCCCGTGTGGCTGCGCGTTGACGGGCCGGTCCCAGCCGGTGGCTGGACGGTAACCCACGTCGGAAAAAAACAAGCCCTCACTTTCGCATCATCCCTGTCCCTCACGTCAGGTGAGTTCGTGACTGTCGATATGGACCGCCGTGAAGTCCTCGCGCAGGGCCAGGCAGCCCGCGCCGGTTACGTCACGTCCCGCGGCTGGTTCTCCCTTGACCCCGGAGATAACGACATTGCTTTCAGCGCCGCGAACTACAGCGCTACCGCCCAACTGACCGTGACCACAAAACCGGCCTGGAGCTAACCCATGACGATTACCTGTCAACCAATGGACGCCAGTGGTGGCGCCCCCACATATTCCGCCGCGAACGAACGCCAAGCCAACGCACCCCTCTACGGTGGCGGCTCAGGCATACCACTCAAAGCGGTGCAGGGCTTCCGCGTAGGCACCGGCAGCGTTCTCACTGCCACGTCCACCACATGGACCCTCACACCCTGCTCCGCGGTCATCTCCCCCGCCGCGGCGACCGCGCAAGGTTCTTACCGGTGGGCGACTGACGCTAACGTCACCGGCTCTGTCACCGCCGCTGATGCTACATACTCCCGTAAAGACATCGTCTACATTCAGGTGAACGATTCGAGCTCAGGCGACGGGTCCGGTGCTTTGACGGCGCCGGTCCAGTACCTCGCCGGCACCGCCTCAGCAAGCCCCGTGGCCCCTACCCTGCCGGCGCGTTCGTTCCTTGTGGGCACCATCACGGTTCCGCAGTCTGGTGGCGGGTCCCCCACGGTGGTTTTGAACCCCGCCCGGTTCGTTGCCGCTGGCGGTATCCAGCCCGTCGCGGACGCCACCGAGCAAGCCACCCTGACCCCTTATGACGGGTTGCGGGTTTACCGCGCCGACCTTGACCGTGTCCTCATGTACAACGGCTCACGCTGGGTCGGAGGGCGTGCGGTACTGACCCTTGACTCGTTGTACTTGGCCTTGGGCGCTGGTTACGCTGCCCCGCAGGTCACGCAAAACGCGGACGGTGACGTGATCCTTGAAGGGGCATGGCAGCGCGCCACAGGCACCCTCACAATGACAGCGAACACACAGTACCCGCTAGGCACTGTCCCCTCTGGTTACCGGCCCATGACGAACAAAATGGTCATCGTTCCCACGTCCACGGCTATGGGTGGTTGGGGCAGGTTGTACGTTGCCACGTCTGGCGCTGTGACGTTTGAAACGCCTACCGCGTTCACGACCGTTGCAGCTGCGTCCACGTTCATCATCGCCGACGGCACGACTTGGCCCACCTCCTGATGGACGGGCAGGAACCAAACCTTTGGACGGTTGGTATTGGGGCTGTTACGGCTGTCGCCGGCGCCGTGGGTGGCTGGTATGGGAAGCGTCGCAGTGAGCGGCGTGAAGACCGGGCTGACGAGAAGCAGGAACGCGACTCACAAATCAGCGAACGCGACCGCCTATTGGAGCTTGTGAACTCAGAACTAGTCGAGCCCTTGCGCCAGGAAGTGAACGGGTTGCGGGAACGCCTCGAAAAGGCTGAGTCCCGCAACACTTCACTGCTCGCGTACGTGTACCGGCTTATCGCCGTGCTGCGACGCAACCACCTTGAACACGAAATACCTGAACCCCCAGACGGGATAGAACTATGACAGCGCAGTTGGTCACGCCTAACCCGAATATCTGGTGTCGTCCGGGCTGGTGCTTGCAGTACGTCCGTGAAGCGTTCGGCATCGCGCAGGGTGTCCAGCCTACCGCTACGGCCGGCTGGAACGCTTCCCCCACAAAGCATCCGGACAGGGACTTCCCTGCCGGTGTTTGGCATCCGGTGTGGTTCAGCCTCCGCAACGTCCCCGCTGGGCATGTTGCGTTACGGGCTCCATGGGGTGCTGTCTATTCGACTTCGGATGACAACAACACCCCGCACTGCCACCCGGACCTTGACGACCTCATTGCCTACTACAACCGCTACGGGCAACCGATTACATACCTCGGCTGGACTGAGGACATCGAGAACGTGACCGTCATTGACACAGGGTCACTCAGCTACGACGGCGAATCCGCCACGCCAATGGAAGAAGACGACATGTACACCGACGCAGACCGCGCCCGAGACGTGCAGGCAGCGCAAGACGCCGCCGCCGTAAAAGCCGCCATGTTCGACGGCGGCACCTCCATGCCTAACGGGAAGCCACTGAAAGACAACGTTCAGGACTGGTTCAGTTCCCTTCAGGCGCAGCTCGCCACCATCGGTGGGAAGATCACGACGGCCCCAGGCGGGGACGTGCAGGCCGATGCTGCCGCGATTGCTAAGGCCCTCGCCCCAGACCTTGCCAAAGCCCTCCTTGCCGAGCTTTCCAAAGGAGGTAACTGATGTTCGCCCCGGAAACCCGCGCCTGGATATACCGCATCTTGACCGCCGCCGCGCCCGTCGCGGCCTTCTACGGCTGGGTCAGTAACGACGCGCTGCCACTGTGGCTTGGCCTCGCAGGCGCCGTACTCGGCACAGGCCTCGCAGCCATCAACACGCCCACCAGTAATGGCAAGCACGAAGCGTAACTAAACAAGGAGGTCCGCGTGGCTCTTTCATGGGTAGCGGTAAACGCTAACACCGGCCAGATGATCGCGGACCTCCCGGACTTGGTCCTACAGGGCATGTTCGGGTGCACGATGATGCGCTACGAAACACAAACCGCGTCCCTCCCCCTGGACCGGGCACCGGAGAACTGGCGCGCCGCAACACGCCCTGGCGCAGTGTTCATCGTCTGCCTCGATGACGACGGAACCACACCCTTGTGGGGTGGCATGGTCCTCGACCGCCGCACCCGCCACGAAGGCCCGGTGGAACTATCCCTCGCAACCCCGGAAGCATACCTTGACCGGCGCTACGTGGGGGACCGGAACTACACAGCCGGGGCGCAAAACCTGATCGTTCAGGAACTCATCGAAGCGTACGTCAAAACAGGGGCGCTGAGAGGCATCCCCGTACGAGTGCAAGTCGTCGGCGGCAACGGCGTCCCACGGGCACGGCAGTTCAAGGACGTGGAAGACAAGACCGTGTACTCCGTCCTCGGCGACCTCGCCGGCGTTATCGGCGGTCCCGAATGGACGATGGGTTGGGAGAACGTCAACAACCTCATCACCCCCGTGCTCTACGTGGGTGACAGGATCGGGCGCACAGCCCCGGCAGGGTTGCAGCCCGCGGCACGGTTCTACCTCCCTGGCCCGGTGACCAGCGCGGAACTGTCCGAGTCCTACACGTCCCAGCTCGGCGCTAACCGTGTCCTCGCTGTGTCGTCCGGTGTTGATGACGCCCGCCCGCAGTCCTCGTTCAAATCGAACACCACAGACCTGCGCCCCACGTTCGAGTACCGGTGGACACCCTCCACGTCCATCACGGACATCGCAACTCTTGACGCCCACGCCGACCGGGCACTCGCCGCGATGAAAGACGGGGGTATCGGGTTGGAGCTCACCGCTAACCGGGAAGAAGCGCCACGCCTCGGCAAGGACTGGTTTATAGGGGATGACATCGGCTTTGACCTGACAGGACCCGCATGGCCTGACGGTATCTACGGTGTGGGCCGTGTCGTCGGTTGGCGCATGGACGCCGACAACATCCAACCACTCATCGACCTAACCAGCATCGGGGGTATCTAATGCCGTCGCAGCCTGGACAATTAGGGGCGCAGTTCACCGGTGATGACTGGATCGGACGCAAGATCGCGGACTTCGAACGGACGCTGCGTGAGTACGGGCCAGCGAACATCCTCGCGACCGCTGGTATTGGGGTCGTCCCTGATGGGGTGATTGTGAATGGCATTATGCAGTTCAAACGCCCGGACGGGACCGTGGGCGTGTCTGTTGACCCGACGACTGGGACGTTCGTTGCGTATGACGCTACGGGTTCGACGCCTGTTGCCCGGTTCGGGTCGCTGATAGAAACGGCGCCGACTGAGTACGGTGTTGAGGTTCTGGTTGGTTCTACGTGGGTGCGGCTGGGTAACCAGACCACCACGTGGGCGAGTATCTCTGGTGTCCCGTCCACGTTCCCGCCATCCTCACATACGCACGTCGGCGCGGACATCACCAGCGGCACTGTGCCGCAGGCTGACGGGTCCGAATACGGGTGGACGAACAACGTCGCCGGATCCAGTTTCTACGCCGTCTGGGTGGGCAATGACGGCGGGTTCCACTTCGGCAGGAACGTTTCCTCAATCAGGTACAAGGAAAACGTCACCACACACACCATTGACCCAGCCGGGGTGCTAGCGCTCCGACCTGTCCGGTACGACCGCAAAGCCACGTACCGGTACCCGGAAGACGCTGACGGCAAGCGCCTGATCGGTCCTGAGCAGAAGATCCTCGGCGCCAAAAACGAGTACGGCCTTATCGCTGAGGAAGTCGCGCAGACCCTCCCCGAAATCGTCACCTACTACGACGGCGTCATTGACGGTGTCCGCTATGACCTCTTGGGCGTGGCGCTCCTGCCCGTGGTTCAGGCACAGCAAGCACAGATCGACAAACTTACCGCCGCAGCGCGGGCTCATGGATGGGACGTTTAGATGGCACGCCGTAACTGGGTTGACGGGATTATCGGGAACACGCCACTCTCCGCGGCCCGCCTCAACGACTTAGAAGACGACCTTCAAGATGCGCTCACAGCCCTGGCGCGCACCCCCGAGGCTTTGTTTTCCGGCTCTGTCACGGTGAATAGCGACGGCGCACCTACGTCGGCAAGCGTGAAGTGGCCTGACGGGTCAACAGGGGTTTACTCAGGCACCGCCTCGGTCACGTGGCCGGGTGCGATCAACTCGTACACCATCACCAAAACCGGGACGCCCGTACTGACATTCACCCAACCGACCGTCACCCGGAACTCGTCCGGAGCGATCACCAACCGACCCGCGATCACCGTAGCTTAGGAGCCCACCTGTGACCATTGTTCAGATAAGGGCGAAAGTTCCCGGTGTCGCTGGCCTTGTCGCTGCGAGTGGCGGCTTGCTGTGGCAACCGACAGCGCGGCGCGTTGAGGGCGACGTAGTCGTTCTCCCGGTTGGGTTCGCCGCGTCGCTCGTGGGTGGCAGCGCTGACGTTGAGGTTGAGCCGTCAACACCCGCTTGGGTTTGGTACGTCACTGAGTATTTCGATGGGGTACCGGCGAGGCAACGGGCTTTCGCTGTTCCTGACACAGCCACTGTGGAGTACGCCGACCTTGTTGAGATCGACCCTGACACGCTGTCCCCTGTGCCGGAACCCAATCCGGCGTGGCTGGCCCCGCTGAACCTTGACGCGGCCCGTGACCCTGAGGCGCTATTCACTGGGGCGATAACCCGCGACAGCAACGGCGCCCCCACAGCATGTAGTGTGCTCTGGCCTGATGGCACTACCGGCGCATACGCCGGTACCCCGTCTGGTACGTGGGCGGGTGCGGTTGACGCTTACACGATCACGCACGGATCCACAACGTACACGCAGCCCATGGTTACCCGCAACGGGTCCGGGCAGATCATCACCCGACCGACCATCATCATTACTTAGGAGCCAGCACATGGGAATCCTCGACTTCAAGAAAGTCCCTGACGCGGGCCTCCCCGCCCGCCTCCAAGACACGGCACTTGATGCCAAATATGACCGCGTATTCAAGCCCGAAGCCTACGGCGCGGTAGGGGACGGCGTGGCCGATGACGCCGCCGCAATCAACGCCGCTATCGTAGCAGCATCGGGCGCAGGCGGTGGCCGTGTGGTGTTCGGGCCAAACAACTACACCGTGGCCTCTAAAATATCCCTGCCTGCCACGTCAGGCATTACGCTCACGATGGACCCACGCGGCTCCATCACCGCAACCGCAGCCATGACAGCAGTAATTGAGAAGCCTGCTGGCGCCTCCACCGGACCTATAACGCTAGATGGGCTGAACGTGGACGGCGCTAGCTTGGCATCAGCAGCCTTATCGGTACTGCAATCCAACCGCCTGACCGTTATCGGAGGCGTCTACAAGAATGGCACTGCGGCAGCTGTGGACATCGGCAACACCGGCTTGCAGAACTACGAACTGGAATGGCGCGGCGGCAAGGTCATTGGCAGGGACAACACCGCGGGAAAGACTAAAGCAAATCGCCCAGCGTTCGCGTTCCGGCTCGGCGCCGGGTGCACGGATAACGTCATCTCTGACGTGAAAGTCAAGAACGCGCTAACAATGGTTCAGGACAACGGGCAAGCAAACGTATTCCACCTTGTTCACGCCTACCCCTACCCCGTAGCAGGGAACCCAGGCGGCAACACCGACGACTGGGCAGACGGCACCGTCGGGTTCCACGCCAAGGGAAACTTTGGGGCTTTCATCGGCTGCTACGCTGACACCCTCGAAGTCGGATTCAAAGGCGAAGGGTACTTCAACGAAATAGCCAGCCCTCGCCTTCTGTGGGCGGGCGGATACACGCCAACCAACCCTGTCATAGGCATTGATCTGCTCAGCGCATCAAACTACGTGCATGACGGCAACTTTAACGGAACCTACGCCGGAACCGGAGCCATCGGAATCCGCATAGGCTCCACCGCCTATCGCGTCGGCGTCACCAACAACCAATTCCAAGGCGACTTCAACGGTCACACGAACCCCATTAAATACCTGTCAAGCGAATGGGGTCACCGCTGGGGTAACGAGTGGGATCTGGGCGCAATGACCGACTCCACCCAAAACAAGAGGTCAGACATCGTAAACATCGATCGCGGAGACGCGAACGATGTCATTGTGCAGTGGGGCAAGGGAAACCCCGGTCGCATAATCGCCCTCGGTTCAGGAGCGACCGGCTACATGCGCTTGCAGCAGACGACGGCGGGCTCAGGCTGGCAGTTGGGTGGCCCCGGCGAAAAGGTGGGATTCGCAGGGAAAACACCTGCCACACCCTCAACGCTGACGTATGCCCGCAACACCGAAACGCCATCGGGCGCCGCACTCCGGTCGTCTCTCGCCGCAGTCGGACTGGTAACGGATTCCACCGTTGGTGGTACACCCCCGGCGTCAACGTACCTTTACCCGCTGGCGCCCTCCGCCACAGCGACCAGTAACGCGCTGGGCAATGATGTGTTCCGAGCTGCCCCCGCCCTACTTCCGACCGTCAGCATCACGAAGGTTGGTGCTGAGGTAACGGTAGCTGGATCGGGCGGATGCACGGTACGGCTTGGTATCTACGCTGACAACGGGAATTACGCGCCTGGCACTCTCGTGCTGGATGCGGGAACCATCCCCGGTGATGCCGTAGGCGTAGCGGAAATCACGCTGGGCAGCACTGTTGCCCTTCCCGCTGGTTACTACTGGCTCGGCGCTGTCGTCCAAGGATCCCCCGCAACGCAGCCGACACTCCGTACCTTGTCAGGCAATAACGTTCCTCCCGGATTTATCCTCGGCGCCGGGACGAGCACCCCAACAGCTGGTCAGAGTATGGTCGGAGTCGGGCAGACTGCCGTGTCAGGTGCGCTACCGGCAACCCTGCCATCTCCGGGCGGGTCCGGGGCGGCGCCGGTGCGCTTGTTTCTAAAGCTCGCGTAGCGGATCAATCGACCGTTTGTGTGCCCTTGCGTAACAATGCCCCCACCTTTCCCTTTCGCGGGAGGGTGGGGGCGTTTCGTGCGTTAAGCGCCTGTCCTTATGACGATGGGCTTGCAGTCCTCCGGGACCAGTGCTAGCGCTTTCGCGTGCGCGTCCCCATAGCCAGCACCCACAGCGGACACGTAACCAATACCGCCCTCACCATTCTCAACCGTCAGCGTTACTTCCATGTTGCAACCCTAAGCGTTGAGCAGATGCTTTCAAACCGTCCCGTAAGCGTCCCGTAACCACTTTTGCAAGGCACTCCGCCCGCGTGGTTACTGGGATGTGAGGATAAAGACCATATTCCGGTTCAGAATAGGCTTGTGAAGGAACGTGCAAGTACAAGTCTTGTCTTTCAGGGTCTTTCTCATCTCACTCGATTCTTGCGTACAACTACTTGCAACAAGAATGGTTCTTTTGTCCGCGGGTTTTCGGCCCGTAACCTAACAGTCACGTTTCCGGCCCCCTACGCGCTTTCTTCATGCTGGAACAGTTCCAAGACTGACCCGGAGTCGATCGGCAGGCGTGACGGCTCTATGTAGTGGCGGCGGGTCATCGTGTCCGACTTATGCCCGAGCTGCTGCGCCGCCTGGGCTGAGCTGACCTGACCATTGATCAGTGTCGCGACAGTCTTCCGGAGCGTCTTGGGCGTGACCCACTCGAACTCTGTCCCGGCGAAGGCCTTCTGAAAGGCCGTGGCAATGTTCCTCGGGGACCTGAGCCCGCCACGCTCAGATGGGAACACCATCACGGCGTCGGGGTATTCGGCACGGCGTCGACGCAGCATCTCCACAGCGAACCCTGGCAACCGCAGGTCACGCACGTCGCGTTCCTTGGTGGGGGTCCTGAGCAGGCCTTCTCCGGGGACCATGACCACCTGCTTATGGATCTTCACCCACGGGGCAGGCTCGTCAAGGTGCACGTCTTCCCACGCAAGCCCCGCAGGCTCCGCGGCGCGGCACCCGGTTGCGATGAGGAAGTCAATGATGTCCAGTGTGGTCCGCGACCGGTTCTTGCCCCCCAGCCGCCGCACGTCGCCGTTAGCGCGGTCCAAACGCTCTTGCAGGGTAAAGGGCCGGAAGATCCCCGACGCAAGCTCACGCATCCGCACAAGCTCATCCAGGCTGAGTGCCCGTATCGGTTTCTGTTCCAGCTTCGGGGGTAGCGTGAACGCCACAGGGTTCGACGGCACAGCATCCCACCGCGCCGCAGCCGAGAACATGCCCGAAAGGATCGAACGGACCATGAGTGCCGTTCCTGGCCCGTTCGACTGGGTTATGGCGGTGACGAACTTGGAGATGCGTTGCGGGGACGCTTCCCGCAGCCTGAGCTTCCCCAGCTTCGGTTTGATGTGGTTCTCCATGGAGCGCCGGTTGTTGTGGATGGTGTTCGGCGCGAGGTCTTCGGCTTGCTTCTCAGCTAGGTACCGGTCGGCGAGTTCGGCGATGGTGGATTCGGAGGTGATGTCATCTTCGCCGCCGCGCCGTCCGCGCTCCTTGAACTTCTCCCGCAGTGCTTGGGCTGCTGCGCTCTTGGATGTTCCTACCGCTTTCACGCGGCGCGTCTCGCCGTCCGTGTCGCGGTAGCGGGCCATGGCTACGTGCTTGGCCCCGTCGCGGCTGTATCCGATGGTCCCGTATTCGCCGATGCCTAGTTGTGGTCGTGGCATTAAAACCCCCTCTTATACACCATTCTACAGGATCATGTCAAGCAACCACGGCTAAGTCCCTGCGAACCGGCTCCCGATAATCGATGCCAATACACGTCCTCCCACACACGTTCAAAATGGTCTGCTCAAGCGGCGTCAACGCCATCCAACGCGCATACACAAGCCCGTTGTCAACGTTCAGAAACTTCGCCATCTCATCCACCGAACCGCACTGAACGAACGCGTCCAACAGTTCACGGAAACTGATGAAATACATGGCAGTCATCGTCTCAACAACGATCTCCCTGGACACCCGCTTAGGCACGATGTCATCCCCGTGCTTGAGTGTCCGATGGAACGCCTCATGCACGATTGTCATGTGCCGTCTGCGTCGTTTCAGCCTCGGATCCACTCTGATCAAGCCGTCATTGTGATCGTAGTAACCCAGCGCCCCATCACTGAGTTCT